TCGTATCTTTGCACCGCAATTGAGAAACAAAGCTACTTAAAAAGAGATTTAAAGTAGTTCTCGATAGCAAAAGGGCAAATACCAGAGTGGCCAAATGGGGCAGACTGTAAATCTGCTGGCTTACGCCTTCGGTGGTTCGAATCCATCTTTGCCCACTAAAATTGCGGAAGTAGCTCAGTTGATAGAGCATTAGCCTTCCAAGCTGAGGGTCGCGGGTTTGAGCCCCGTCTTCCGCTCTTCTGAAAATCAGGCAGTTACAAATAAAGTGACTGCCTGATTTTTTTATATATGCTGCATAACATACCCCTTTTAGACCCTTTTAGGCCCTTTTAATCCTATCTTTGTATGCAAATTCTATGCAAATTTTTTGATTTGCATAAACAAAAAGAAATAGATATATGGCAACAGTTAAATTCTACCTTGATAAAAGAAGGCAAAAAAAAGACGGGACTTATCCTCTAAAGTTGAACGTGTTCCATAATAAACAAATAATGATAGCTACACAATTAAGCGCATCGGATAAAGAGTGGGCTGGAAATGAGTATTCCGTACGGGCACAAAATTATAAACCAAGAAACATTGTCGCTCGCGGGATAATAAACAAGGCGGAAACTGTAATATTAACGTTGGAGCAACAGGGTAAGTTGAAATCAACAACGGATGCATCATTAAAAAAAATGATCGAAGAAGCCATAAGTAATAAGACCCAAAACGAAAAGACATTCTTATACTATCTTGATGAATTTATGTCGAAAAAGAATAATCAAGGTACCAAGACCGTATACACAACCACAAGGAACAAGATTAAAGAATACGATAGCCGCTGTACGTTTGAAAGCATGGATAAATCGTGGCTTGAAAATTTTGAAGCGTGGATGGCAAAGACGATGAAAGTTAACGCCTACGCTATTCATTTACGGAACATACGCACCGTATTCAACTATGCCATTGATGAAGAGTACACGACATTGTATCCATTCAGAAGATTTTCAATAAAAAAAGAGGAAACCCGGAAACGCAGCCTCACAGTAGAACAGCTTAGATTATTAAGAGATTACCCATGTGAGGAGTATCAGATAAGATATAGAGATATATTTATGCTTATGTTTTACCTTATAGGGGTAAATGCAGCCGATTTGTTTAACGCAAAACATTCCGCATTGGTAAACGGTCGCTTTGAATACAAAAGGGCTAAAACGGGGAAATTATACAGCGTAAAAGTAGAACCTGAGGCTATGGATATAATAGAAAAATATAAAGGGAAAAGCTATCTTCTCAATATAATGGATGAATACAGGAATTACAAGGACTTCCTGCATCGAATGGGGATAGGACTAAAGCAGATCGGGAAACTTGAACGAAAAGGATTAGGCGGGAAAAAGATAAGAACCCCTCTGTTTCCTGATTTATCCTCTTATTGGACGCGTCATACTTGGGCCACAATAGCATCTGAGCTCGACATTCCCAAAGAGGTAATAGCGCATGCTCTTGGACACAGCTGGGCAAATAGCACTACAACGGATATATACATACGCTTTGATAATAAAAAGGTGGATGAAGCTAATCGGAAGGTAATAGATTACGTAAATAAAAAATAAGCAAGCTAATTGCCTGCCTATTCTTTCACGAAGTCAACTTTGTAACCCAATTCCTTTGCAATTTTGGAAAGAATATCTATACCCGTACTGTATTTTCCAAGCTCTATACGGGCTATGTTTCCGGGAGCAATCCCGGTTAACTCGGATAATTGCGCTTGCGATATTCCTTTTGCCATGCGAAGCTCTGCTATTCGCTTACCTATACGTTCTCTGTCATTCATGGTTATCTGATTATTGCATCCTCTATTCTCGCAGGATATGGTCTGCCTAATTCATTCTTCACATTCACTCTTTCAAGATCGATGGTAAGACCGGATATGTCTATACTTGCCTCTTCTGCCAATTCTCTTACTTGGTCTTCGTCACGAGCTATCGCATGGTACAATATAGTATCGCTGTGTTCTTCGTCAAAAATATTATAGCTATTCATATTATTTGCCCGTCATGCCGATAGCGCAGCATTATATATTATAATTTAATTTCGTTTTCGATTGCAAACTTAGCAAGGCAATAAGCCTGTTTTTCAGAACATTTCATATATTTATCAACAGATTGACAAATTGAAACAATAAAGTCATTTCCGGATTCTTTAGCTTTCATTTCAATCTTAGAAAGCATTTCCGCTGAAATCTGATAGCTCATAGAGTTTCTGTCACCGGATGCGCATCCATTAATCCACATCATTTTGTTTTGAATTTCTTCAAGTGGGGTTAAAGCTTTCAATTCTGCCTTTTTGGGTGATTTTTTCAAGGAAACACCATTTTCGTCGGTAAGATTGAATGCCATTTCCTTTTTTGAGAATCCAGCCTCATAAGAAACTTCTACATAGCCGGTTGATTTGGTGATAATACGAGTGATAGTACCTTTTTGACCTTTTTTGTTGAAAACAACTTGATTGATAGTAATCATAACTTTATGCCGCTTATCCGTTGCCGCCGGTTCTATTGTTGTTTGATATTGCAAATATACTATCAAATTTGATAGTAAGCAAGCGAAATAAACTTTATTTTTTATGATATACAACATATAGGTCGTAGTAAGACATTAGTATTAACGAAATAAATTGTAAATATCACAGATTGTTTATTATCTTTGCAAAAGCATGTCAAGTGGCATGTGTACCCATACTGGCGAAAAGATATGAAAGGACTTACAATCAAACAAGAAAACTTCTGCAATTATTACATTGAAAGCGGTAATGCTTCCGATGCTTATCGTCGTGCCTATTCGTCCGAGAAGATGAAAGACAAACAAATATGGGAAGAGTCTTGCAAGCTGTTATCTCGCCCAAATGTAGCCCAAAGGGTGAAAGAGCTCCAGGAAGAGCAGAAAAAAAAATCCGATATTACCAAAGAGGAAATAATCAAGTTGTGCGCTGATGTTATCAGGGGAAAGTCCATTACTGACTATACAGAAGAGTATGACGGAAAGAAGAAAGTAAAAACCGTTTCCAAAACATGGGCAATAGAACGTATATGCAAGATGTTCGGTCTTGACGAGCCTACGAAGATTGATTTGAAGAGTATGCTTTTTGATGTTGATACAGGAGATGAGTAAAAATGAAAAGATCACATTTGATTATCGGAAATTCAATCCAAACTTTCATCATTTAAAAAAAGCATTAAAAGATGATGATATCCGGTTTATCTTCTTGATCGGTGGCTCTTCTTCGTCCAAATCTTTTTCGGTTGCACAGGCTATATTACTGTTCTGCTTATCTGACGGATATAATACTCGTGTTTATAGGAAGACCGGTGCAACCATAGCGGACAGCATATATAAAGCATTTAAGGAAGCAGCTAACAGTCTCGGCGTTTCAAAAGCATTTGATTATAGGGAAAACGCTATTAAATGCTTCAACGGCTCATATATCACATTTAGCGGTCTTGATGATCCTGAAAAGATAAAAGGTCTTGAAAGTTATCAGTTTGTCGTATGCGAAGAGTTGAGTGATTTTGCCGAAGCCGATTTCAAGCAGATAAAAAAACGTTTGAGAGGACGTTTGGGACAAAAGATAATATCCATGTTTAACCCCATATCAGAGGAGCACTGGATAAAGAAGAATGTGTTCGACAGAGAGGACTTGCACGAGGTTGATAATTATCTTTATGGCATTAAAAACACATTGACAGGAGATTTATTGCCAAAGGAATACACTACAATAACCAAAAAACTTATTAACTCTCCCCGCATAATAACCAACCCACGTACAGGAGAAGAGGAAGTGCATGCGCCTGATACGTTGATATTAAAGTCTACCTATCTTAATAATTTTTGGGTTGTCGGTTCTCCTGACGGCACTTATGGTTTTTATGACAGGCAGGCGGTTGCCGATTTTGAAAAGGATAAAAATAGAGATTATAACTATTACCGCATTTACGCTCTCGGAGACTGGGGTAGCATAAGGACTGGCGGAGAATACCTGTACGCATTTGATGCAGGAAAACATAGGGGGAACTATCCGTATGATCCTAAAATACCCATTCATATATCGGTTGATAATAACGTACTTCCATATATTACCGTAACGCTATGGCAAAAAAACAACAACAATTTCAGGCAGATACACGAAATATGCGCGGAAGATCCTAATAATACCGTTACTCAGGCAGCGTCAATGACAAGGGACTGGCTTACGTCTATCGGGTATGCAGATGTGTTATTTGTTCATGGGGATGCCACTACAAGAAGCGGTAATACAATAGATGATGAAAAGAGGTCATTTTTGGATAAGTTTATTGAGTGCTTGGAACAGAGGTTTGTAGTTAACGACTGCGTTCCCGCCTCCAATCCTTCAGTCGCTTTGTCGGGTGAGTTTATAAACGCCATATTGTCCGGTAATCTATACGGAATAAATATAGGTATAGACGATTCTTGCAAGAAGTCAATAAGAGACTATGAGAACGTGAAGAAAGATGCTAACGGGGCTATTTTAAAGCAAAGGATTAAAAATAAGGAAACCGGGCAAAGCTATGAGGAGTTCGGACATTGTACGGACACATTTAGATATGTTGTTGTAGATGTCTTCAAAGATGAATATACAAGATTCTCCCTCAAGAGGAAAAGAAGTGTTCAATCCGAAGATGATGTGTTGTACTTTAATGCGGATGCAGCCGGAAGCGAGTTGTTATACGTTATTCCTGATAATTTCGGAATGATGACCGCTGTATCGTGCGTTATACATGATTACATAGATATAAAATATGTAGTATATCATGGCTGCTATGACAGCGATATGTTATTCAGATGTGTTGAAAACGCAAAGGGTCTTGTTATATTCGAGTGCGAAAAAGCATTCTTCCATACAGTAAGGGAGTTGAGGGAATTAAGGGAAATAAAGGTAATATCTTCTTCATCCGATTACAAGCTTAGAATAGAGGCTAACAAAGACTTTATCAGGAAGAAAGTAAGGTTTTCAGGCGGTTATGAAAGTAATGCTGATTATCTGTTATTTATGAATGACTTTTTGGACTATAACGGTAAGGACAGCGCCTCTGCTATTAACATCATATCCGCCATGTCCAAGTATATAAGAAAGAATTTTTTTTAAATTGTTATTTTTACTTAGTCTAAATAAAAATAGTTCGTTTTTTATTTGCTATTCAATATGTTAGTTAGTATATTTGCATAAAATAATAGCCTTTGGTATGTTAAGTAACATACTACCCATTGTTGAACTAAAAGACCAAAGGCGATAATCATGTATATGGTTGTTGCCTTTTTTATTTAAGCATGAATTTATCTTTTGAGACAAAGAATTTTCATTTATCTATTGGAGGCAAGTCCAAGGATTTAATCAGCGACAAACAGGGGAATGTCTACGGATATGTGCGCAACACGCTATATGACATCGCCTCTCCTTATGTAGCCTCCGATAACTTCATAACCCTATACGAATCTGTGCCGGAAGTGTTTTTCCCGGTAAGATATTTGGTAGACAAGATTGTCAAGGGTAATTTTATGCTAAAATCAACAAAGGACGATTCAGTCGTATTCAACAATGATAGCATAAACAAGTTCTTGACACAGCCAAACGCACTTCAATCATTTGATGAGTTCGTATCACTTCACTTTCTATATAAATTTCTGACAGGTAACTCATTTATCAAAGCATCTGTGTTTTCAGAATCACAAAAAGAGCTATGGAAGAGATGCGATGATTATTGGGTCCTTCCATCCGGCAGCGTTGATATTGTAGCATACAACAATGCTCCCTTGTTTTCTCCGGCAAGTGTATCTGATATAATCCAATATTACAGACTGTCTTATTCCGGTATTATGGATGATATGCCGCCGGAAACTGTTCTTCATGTGAAGGAGCCTAATGTAAACACCTTTACCTGTAACCTCAAGGGACAAAGCAGGCTTGTATCACAGATAAAGCCTATATCCAATCTTATATCTGTGTATGAAGCAAGGAATGTTATATACACCAAGAGAGGCGCTCTCGGCATCATTGTATCAAGAAAGAAAGATGAAACCGGGACAGTCGCTCTAACTCCTGACGAGAAAAATAATATCCGCGAAGAATACAATACTGTGTACGGATTAGGAGAAGATAAATATCCGGTAGCAATAATAGATACAGATACGGACTTTATCCGGACATCTATGAGTATTCAGGAATTGCAACCGTTTGACGAGACGTTGCAGGATGCCATATCAATAGCCGGTGCGTTTTCTATACCTGCGCAGCTTGTGCCAAGAAAAGACAATAGCACTTTCAACAATCAGCAAACAGCGGAAAGAAGCGTCTACTACAACATCGTTATCCCGGAGGCTAAATCTTTCGCAAGAAGCCTTACCCGATTCTTAGGACTTGAAAACAGCGGTTTGTACTTAGATGTGGATTATTCAGACGTGGATGCCTTGCAATCAGGAAATAAAGAGAGACAAGAGACTTTAAACATCATCTCGGTAAAGTGTAAAAACGAGTTTCTTAGCGGGGTAATAACCCTTAATGATTGGCGGGCACAGATAGGTGAATCAAAGGTTTCAAACCCTTTATACGATAAGCTCATATTGGAAATGAGCGATCAGGAAGTGGAACGAATCAAAGGTATTATTTCTTCAGGTAACACAAAATCAAATAGCAATGGAGCAGCTTAGAGACATAACATGTAAGACAAGGACGAACGATGTTGACGAGAAAGGCATTGTAACTGTCGCTGTAAACGGAATAGGCATTCAGGATGCGGATGGTGACATATCGGCTAAAGGTTCTTTCAATAAGACGTTGAAAGAAAACTTCAGCAGGGTTAAATGGCTGTATAATCATGACAGAGGCATTCTGCTCGGATGTCCGATAGAGGGTAAAGAGATTGACGGAAACCTTGTTATGACAGGTGCTATCAATTTAAAAAAACAGATAGGACGAGATGTGCTGGAGGACTACAAACTTTACGCAGAATACGGAAAGACCCTTGAACACTCTATCGGGGTAAAGGCTATAAAGAGAGACGATAAAGATAAAAGAATTGTAAAAGAGTGGTCTTTGTGGGAATATTCAACCTTATCATCATGGGGAGCCAATCCGCAAACCTTTCTTATTGATATTAAGAACGCAGACAAGCAGACAATTCAGGAGCATATAGGGTTCCTTAAAAAAGCTCTTACGATGCGTTATTCCGATGATAAATTAAAAGAATTAGACATGAATTTAAGTTTGGTAAAAAAGGCATTATCCGGGCAGGATATTGTGACGTGTCCTCATTGCGGGCTTTCCTTTGATTACAATAGTGTGCCGGAAGAGACATTTGAAAACCAAGTATTGGATAGTGTAGGGAATTATACGCGTTGGATAGCAGAGGATGTAGTGTCTGCGGAAATGGCAAAGCTTAAACCGGAGATACAGGAACAGGTTCTTAATATCATATCGTCAAAGAAAAGCATCGAAGAACTTGCCGCTTATGTAAGGTGTCCTAAATGCTATGCAAGGATTTATAAGAGTTTCATAAACAAGAATACAGAGCCGCCGGAGGGCACTCACCAAGAAGAAAGCCGCAAAAGCACTTTTTCATTGGAGGGACTCGCTATTAAAGGTTTAATATAATAATTAGAAGAAATGAATTTGATTGAATTTGCAAAAAAAGAAAACGAATTGACATTGGAGGAAAAGCAAACTCTTGGTACAATTCAAAAAAAGGTGAATGATACGGTGGAGGAGCTTCTCAAAGGGCTTATCTCTGAAAGTTCATTCAACGAGAAAATGAAAAGCGTAGATGAGCAGCTTAAGGCCCTAAACGAAGACGGTAAGGTTGGTCTTGCTGTTAAGGAACTGGGCGAGTTCAAAGAAGAAATCAAAGAGTTGTCAAAACAGCTGGAAGTGTTGAAGGCAAAGGGCTTTAACGTAAACGGCAACTCTAACAATCTTGGTAAAAAGATTGATGAGTTCTTGGATTCAGAGAAGTTTAAAGACTTCTTGGACGGGAAAACAAAGAGTTCAGGCCGTTTTGACATTGATTTGAAAGATGTGACAGACCCGGTCAGCATGACTAATGGCTATGCCGGAGACAAGCTAATAACTCGTCAAAGCAGCCTTGTTGTAACTAAGATCAATGAAGGAGCGCACATTCGCGACATCATGACCGTAGACCAGGGAGACCCTGCATATCCTACAATCACATTCACGCAGATCTACGATCTTGACAGAAACGCTGCTGCTGTTTCAGAGAACGGAAGACTTCCTGAATCTTCATTCAAGATCAAGGAGCAGACCGTTGGCGTGTGCCGCATTGGTACTTATGTTCCGTTGAGCAAGCGATTGCTTAAGTCTCGTATCTATGTACGCTCATGGCTTATGAACCGTCTTGCCTCTTGGGTTAGAATGGCTGAGGATTTCCAAATCATGTTCGGTGACGGACAAGGCGATAACTTGAAAGGTATTGCAAACTACGAAGATATTCTTCCGGCAGAAAATATAATCAGCAAAGACGTGGTAACCGGCGCTAAGGGTTCTGTTAAGTCGGTAAGCACTTACAATGGCGGCAAACAGTCCATTGTTGAGTTTACAGAAGCACAGCCTGAAATCATGGACGGTCAAAAGATTACGTTTGCAGGTTCTTCCGTTGAAGGTTTCAACTCTACTTATGTTGTTCATAAGATGAATGACAGAAAGATTGTTGTTGACTATGCATACGCTGCCGTAGCTGATGCGACATCCGCTGTCACATTCACAGTTAAGAACAACCTGTTCAATTCTGTTGTATCTCCTAATATCGGCGATGCAATCAATGCTATATTCGCAATCATGACCTATGCGGAATACACGCCTTCGTTCATTGCGCTTAACCCGTCTACCGTATTCGATGCAGAAACTGCAAAAGATACATCCGGACGGTCTCTCGGCCTTGTTACTACCGTTAACGGTGTCAAGTATATTTCCGGAAGACCTATTATTGAAACAACGAAGATCAACCCGGGCAAGTATTTTGCAGGAGATATGACAAACGGCGCTTCTCTGGTCGACTGGAGCAATCTTAGCGTTGAGTTCGCAGAAGATGTGGAAACAAAGCTCCGCAATACTGTTGTCCTCATTGCACAGGAAGAGGTTCAGATGCCTGTTTACAACCCGGCTGCATTTACATACGGTAATATTGCCGATGTGATAACTGCCATTAAAGTTGCTGCCTAATGGATAAGGTTATAATTATACGAGGTAGTCAACTGGAAGTAGATAAGATCATTCAGGAAAACCGAATAAGGAAGGAAATGGGGCTTATTTCCATTGAGGAAGGCGCCCCTAAATCCTCCGAAAAACGCGAGATTCCTGAAAAACGAGAAAAGACATCTCCGGTTGCGGACAATAAAAATGTTTAATTATGCTCATTGATTATGCTTTTTTTCAAGGGCCGCTATTTATTAGCGGAATAATTTCTCCGGATGTTGCTCCGTCATTGACAACATCTGCTATAACAGGAGATGTGAACAACTATATATCCTATTATGAGACGGAATACCTGATAAAGGTTCTTGGTAAAGAAGTATATGAACAATTTTCCGAATATCTCCAGTCAGAAGAGAAAGAACCTGTAAAACTGTGGGATGATTTAAAGAGCATGCTGGTTGGCACTATGGGAGGGATGAAAATCTCTCCTATTGCCAATTACATATACTTTTTCTACGCAAGAAACCATCAATGCGATGTAACCGTCAACGGTGTAAAGAAAGACAGCGATGTCGGTGATCTTGTATCTCCTATGGGGAAAATGGTTTCTGCATGGAATAGCATGGTTATAATGAATGCGGACCTCTATAAATGGCTTGATACGCAACATATAGAGGGATGGACATTCGATAAATCATTATTGAAACCTGTAAACACATTCAATCTATGATAGTAGAGATTTTCAGCGATATATGCAAAAGAGTGTCTTCCGAAGTTGGGTATGACGTGAATTATATATTCGGCGACAGTACATATATAAGGGAAGCCATCTTGACGCAAAAGAAGATACCACAGACCGCTACAAAACGCTTTCCTTTAATCGGGCTTTATACTCCGTTCGTAGAGGATAAGACAGATAGCAAGGTGTATTGCAAGGCTGATGTCAATATAATCATAGCAGTAAACACGCTCAAGGATTACACCAATGAGCAGCGTATAGAAGTATCTTTCAAAGGTTTGTTAAGACCGTTGTATGATGCTCTAATCAAGGAAATGGGTGCTGAAAAAAGGTTTGATTTTGGATATTCGGGGCATGTGGCTCATTCTTATTCGGAAAATCTTGTATTCGGTCGAAGAGGCGCTTTTGACGCTGACGGAAAGGAGATTGAAGAAAAGATTGATGCTATTGAAATAACTAATTTAAGTTTAACGGTAAAAAAAATAAAATGCTATGGCAACAGATTATAGACAATGTCCGGGGGTTGCAACCTTTAATACGGGAAATTCCGTATGCGTGTTAGACCCCGGCAAGGTAAAAGCTATCATATTGGTAATGCATGGGTATAAGCTACCCAAAACTCTGACAGCGGACGCTTTGGAAGCAGCCTGTCATGCAGACCGACCGGGAAGAATATTTCCGATTAAAACGATTGTGGAATACGCTCCATCAGGCGGGGAAGCGCAAACCTCAGCGACAGGTTACGGACCTACAAAAATCACAGGATACTCGCCCAAAAACGATGTATGGACGCTTGAAAATTACGATGCAAGCCTCAAGGCTAATCTTATGGCTGCAAAGAATACAGCGTTTGATGCATATTTTGTGGACGAGAACAACGTGATATACGGCATGAACGACGGTACGGAAGAACTGGCCGGAATCGAACTGTCCGGCGTATATCCGGGCGGTCAGGACTGGGATTCTTCCGGCACAGAAGCCAACCTCACTATTGCAACGATGTTCAAGGATTACGAGAAGTATATCAAGAACGCTGGTGTAAAGGCGTGTGACTTTGACGTTGTCGGAGCGCTGAAAGGGCTTGTTTATGTTGAGCTGGTTTCAACAGAATCAAAGAAATACAAGCTTGTTGAGCATTTCGGAAGACTTGATATAACCCCATACTACGGAGCATTGCTTCAAGAAAATGCGACTACTGCATTACCCGGTGCAACAAGTGTATCCTACGCAAACGGTGTTATTACCGTAGGCGAGGGAGAACCGACGCTTGCTTCCCCCTCTGTGTTGCAAGGAGCCGGAATCACAGGCATAGAGGCTTGGGGATGAAAGTAGAAGGAATTACATTCAACGATGAGAGAGTAAGAAACATGAAGAAGAGGGACTTCATAAACTCTCATAAGGATGTGTTTTTTCTTGACCGTCCGATAGAGGAGCGCGAAAAGGTGCTTTCTTCCATTTACGAGGATATAGCCTCTTCCGGTGCTCAAAGGCAGAAGAAAGACGGTGATATGTAACTGTGTTGTGTATATTAATTAGGGGTGTTCATTTAGTTCACCCCTTAATTGTATTTGTTATGGCTAATATAATTGATGCGGAAAAAGCCGTAAAACAGTTCGTTGAGGGGTTTGAGCCTATGATACGGGATGTAATGGTAGAAAACAGGGAGGAGGTTTCACAATATATCGTAGAGCAGTTATGGTCAGGTATTAACGGAAACGACAAACCATTACGTCCTACCTACTTCAATGATCCATATTTTAATACTAAAGAGGCCGGATATTGGTATAAAAACGCTAAGGGATACGCCGCGTTTAAAAATAGGATTGCTCCTCTATTGTATTCTGATTTAATAAACGCCCCTGTGAGTTCAAAAGGAACGCCTAACCTTATAATTACAGGTGAGTTTCACGATTCAATTACGGCTACTCCGACAGACAAGGGGCTAAAAATAGGAAGTGAGGGTGTCAGTTTCAGCAGCGACATAGAAAAAAAATACGGTCAGGCAATTTATCGTGTCGGTTCCTATGCCCGGAAAACATTTTTTAGAAGATGCCTAAAACAAGGCATTGAAGATTATTTCAGAAAATTCGGCTTGTAATGGGGTGTGCGTGCGAAAATAAAAAGAGAATGGCAGACATAGCCAATATGAGGATGCTTGCAAGGAAAGTGGCCCAAATGGAGGGTAAGGTATATGTCTTGTATGAGAATGGCGGAATATTTAATTTCTGCCCGCGGGGAGAGACGTTTAAAGGTGTATTTATAGAGTATGTTTGGTTTTGATATTAAAAATAGAACACCACTTTTTGTATAACCCCCGTAATTTTTCTGCCTTCAAATTGAAAAATATTAAAAATAGAACAAAGGCGGGAGTTACCCCGCCTCTTAAGTTTACTTTTTAAGCCCCATTATTATCCGCATATTAGGCATTACTGTTTTCTCAACTCTGTGTGTCTTTGTGTCCCTTGTTGGGGTATCCGCTTTATTTGTTCTTCCACGTTTTAGCGCCTTTATCTCTTCCTCCAATTCGTCCACACGTGTAGACATAATATTGTAAGCGTCCAGCAAATGGCTTATGTACCCTACAACGGATTGCATGTTTTTCAACTCTCTAAGAACCTGTTCATGTTCTTCTGATACTATATTCATTTGTCTCACCAAATCGGATGTATTTGTTCTCATATAGATAAAATATTTGTTTTAGGTTTAAAATCAGCACATCGGCTGTGATTGTAATGTTGTTTGGGTTGAATTTAACCCACTGGGTTGTTTGGGTTATTTTATTTTTGCCGTTTTCCCGTCAGAAGGCTTTCCACCGAATAAATAATTAATGTAAGCAAGTCCTTTGGGCTTACAAAGTACCTTCTGATATAATATGTCGGGGTGACTGTCTCTGTGTATAGGTGGTAACAGCGTCATTTCAAAATACCCGGCGTCAATGTACTTTTGTTTCGGTTCGTTTCGGTCTTTGAAGAATACGCCCACTTCCTTTAGTTTTTTGAAAAGGGTGTTTCTCCCAAAACCGAGGTTGAGAATTTTAGCGGCTTGGCCTATGTCTACTTTGCCCTCTGCTTTGAAAGCTGTTTCGGCAAAGTCGGCTTTGGGCTGGAGCTTGATAATGGCTTTGTCTTTCTGCTCGATTTGCTTTTGTTGCTTCTCTGATTCGATACGTAGATGCTCCTTTTCTTTTTCGGATGCTACAAGCGCTTCCAATGCTTCAATGTAAGTTTGTGGAGTTTGGATAGCCTTTTTTTCGTTTTCGAGATACTCCAATCGGTTAATTATTTTTTCACGCAGAACTGCATCATAACCTGATGCGAGAATAAGACATCCCTTTGGGGTGAGATTGAAACAAGGACTTTTCCTATTAGATTTGTCAGTGTAATAGGTCTCCACAAAATTGTGGGCAGCTACTCCCTGCTTGAGTAAATTCCTGATGTCTCGCAAGATAGCATCATGTCTTTTACCTGTGACCTCTGCAATTTCAAGAGAGGTCATACCTTTTAAATTTGGAATTAGTTCATTCGTTGTGTCAAGCATATTATAACGAATTATGATAAAAAGAAACCCTCCGTAGGTGTGCTTGACACAACATACGCAGGGCATAGAAGTCGCAGATTGTTTCCTTTCTGCCACCTTAGAGGGTTTCCCAATATCTTGTACAAAATTTGTTCGCTTTATTTTGCCCAAGAGTTATTATGTTGTATCAAGCACCGCAAAGATAGCTATTATCTTTGAAATACCAAACCTCTTATTGAAAAATAAATTATAGTGATTACCCTATTTATAATCATTCTAAATTGTGAAGATTTATGCCAAATATATTGTCAAAACGGTTTATTTAAGGTTACTTTGCAAACAAAACTTAAAACGTGTTTATTATGAAAAAGATTTTGGTATTGTTGACTATTTTATGCTATTGTGTATCTATGAGTTCCCAAGTTATGAGGGCAGAGGAGTTGGAAGAGTATGCAAAAGAAAGATATGGAGACAGCTGGGTTGAAGCAGCTGAAACGTTATCATCCCAATTAGTCCTTGATAAAAACAACTCTTTGACCTATACGCAAATAGTAGATTGTGGAGAAGCCACTAAAGAACAATTATATGTAATTTTGAATTATTGGTTCACCGCAACATTTAATGACGCAAATTCTGTAATAAAATTAAACGATAAGGAATTAGGAACTATAATTGGAGAAGGATTTGTAGATGGCATAGCTGAACATGTAGGAGGAATGAGCCGATACAAGGTGAGTATTACTCCTATTATAAAAGTTGACATAAAAGACACTAAAATACGTGTTACTTATACTCTTCAATATTATAATATTATAAAAGTTATAGGTGGAGGAATTATATCCGCATTTTCAGACGGAACCCAAAGGCCGCAAACAAATATAGAAAAATGGGCTATTGATACATGCTATCCATTCGTAGAAAAAGATAAGCACAAAGCAAAAAAAACATCCTCTAAGGCTTTGGTTATGGCTCATGCCTATTCAAATGTTATCATGGATAAAATTGAAGAGGTAGTGAAGAACGGGCTTGTTGGAAATGAAAATGACGATTGGTAAATAAAATATCTATTTAGACCGTTTCTAAATTACAAAGAAATCCGTCTCATGTTTTGGTTACATCTCTATTTCTGCTTTAATTTGTATCGGAAATAATATTATTAACAATGTAGTAAACATTGTTAGGTAGTGTTATGTTTAAATTGCGTCGTTCGTTCTGTCGTTCTACAATATTATAGAATAAAGGTGGTATGGGAAGCTGGAGCGAAAAACAAGAAGTTAAGAAAGAGGCAAAGGAAAAGGATAAGGTAAGGCGTGAAAAGCTTGCAGGATTCTTTTTTAATTTGGCGCAAGTTTCTTTCACTGTATTATCTTTGGGATTGGCAATAACCCTTGTGAAAGAAGAACTCTATGATAACATTTTATTAATTGTTCTTGTTTCTATGGGAATTATACTTACGGTATTATTTGCAAAAATAGGTAATAACATTTTAAGATAAATATTATGGTTGCATTATATGGGTTTGGGCTTATAACAGTAATAACTGTTGCCTTTTGGATTTATACAGAAACTCCTTCCGGTAAAAAGTGGATAAAAGGGTTGTGATAATATGGATTTTTTAAGCTTATTATATACAATAGGAACCATTATCACAAGTGGCATACTTATATGGTTTAAAACCAAATCCGGGAAGAAGTGGTTAAGAAAACTGTAAGCAGAAGTATAAAAAAGGAACAGATAAATTCAATATCAAAATAATATGGGGAGTGTAATGGAAAGCAAGAAAGCAAGATATTCTGCAAAGCATCCACATCATATAAAGTCTAAAGGTGATAGACTGGGATGGACGCCGAGAGGAGCAGCCAAGCACTTTCCCTTGCATGAAATTATCGGAGAGGGAAGAATCGTTAGTGACTCTTGCCGCTTCATTTCAGCCAATACAAAAAGAATTATGCAATAAAGCCAGACACTACATCTGGCTTTTTATATATATTCATTCTACGCTCTTAACTATCAGCGAATACTTTACAGGTTTTGCCTTTCCATGATTGTAACTTACACTTTTTACAAATCCTTTATATACGTTCCCGTTCTTCTCTATCCGTATATAGCCTGATAAATCAGAGGGTGTTCCCTGATCGCCTGTTTCTACCGATAATTCCCCAACCGTAAACAGCCTATTACCTAATGCTATGTCGTTGGTTTCTCTTACTCCGTTAATCTCAACATCACTATTGCCGTCAGAGGACGTAAAAGACAGCTGCTCTGCAAAGGCTGCAAGGTAGCGTGCGTTCGCTTCAATCATGTAGCGCTGCGAATACATGGCATTAAACATGGTAGACGGAGATATAACGCCGGATATGGTGTATCCGCTTCGTACAAGTTTATACTTTCCTCCCTCAAGTGAGGCACCTACAAAGAATATATCACTATCACTGTCATTGTCCGTTGTATCTTCGCCTCTTTTTGCGGCAAGAAATTCTATGCCGTATGCATCCGCGCGATATGGGCTTATCAATTCTTTCGCGTTCTCTGTAAGGGTAATTCCGGTGGTGTATTCGTTTGTGAAATGAAATTCATCACGTCCGTTTACGCTATCGTAGTCCTGTTTGTCATATCCTACTTTTAGCCGGGAATATATCATAGAGGAGCTTACATTATAATTCAAGTCTACCGTATCGTCTTTCAGGTCTTTCACCAGTTTATCCTGAAACAGAACATCCCTATGCACAAACGTTACCTTATTCTCGCCTATAACGGGAACAAACCCGAAAACAGAACTCATCCAATTTGCGAATTTGGTATAGGATGTATAGATTTTGGCATTTGGTATTCCTCTGATACTTTCGGCGGGCGCAATTACTGTTTTATCCAAACGTGCATCAGTAGTACTGGTAATCTCTCCGATTACGCTATTGTCGCCTGTAATTGACTTAAGAAGCCTGTTTAATAAGGTTGTGGGTTTAATTACATTAATGTCAACGGGTGTATCTATTGCTTTAAATGTTATCTTGAAAGGGTTATTACGCATGCCGATTTTAATCTTTCCTTTAATGCTTATTCTAAATATAAGATAGCCGTCAATAAACATTGTATAATCATCTCTATGTATCGATACGGGCTGTATTGCTCCACTAATACCAGATAACTGTTGCTCAAGCAAAGTTCTATCATCTTCACTGCCGTATCTTTGCTCTACAATTAATGTTGCAGATGCATCGTCGGTTAACTTTTCAACTGTAACCCCTGTGGAAAAGTCTACACTAATATGGAGAGGTAAAGAACTTATGTTATGAAAAAACCACAAACTCGGTATAGGTACAGGTTCTCCGCTTGGAGGAATGCTTACATCGGTAACTTCTACTTTGTTTTTAACTGCTATTTCCGGAGTGCCTTTTATGTATAACGGTACAATTGAATTACCAACATTATCATAAGTATTATATACCCAGTCTGCATCATCGCTAACTTCTCCTCCTATAACCCATTCTATATTACTCGACATCTCCAGCCTATCATAATACAGAGGTTCCGCCTCCTTCAATTCGCTAACCAAGTATTCATATTGCGTGCCTTTTTTCGCCTTGATGAGACTTGCAAGGCTATTGTCAACCGCATTAATCTCGCATGATATGTCGGTGTAGGTAAATGTGGAGTAATCCAAAGCACACCTGAACTTTTCGTTCAACAACCACGAATTGTTTCTTACATAAAACACAATCGTAGCGGATGACTTTAAATAATTTGACTGATATTCTCTTAGAAGAAGAGAATAAGCCCCTCCTGAGAACTCGAATTTGGTTGAGAAACTACGCACGACACCGTCATAGTCATTTCTCTTGAAAGACATCTCTACATCATCCCAATTGACAAGGTCATTTGTTACATCATGTACATTACCTCCTACCAGCAACTCACATCTATAATACATCTTATTTCTTTTTTGAAGTTGAACGAATCAAAGCATCTATCTCGTCACACATGCGTCTAACCATATAGGCGTATTCTTTGGCAGAAAAGGTGTTCTCATCAATGTGCATCTTTACATGAGACATGAGAGAAACCCTTTCCTTCGTGAAATAATCCCTATCCATTTTAACCTTACCGGAATTTGCGGCCGATTCCTGAAGCTTTGCCAGTCTGTAATTGTCGGAAGCTGAAACGCTCTTTATCCGGTTTGTTATCTTTTCGTGTTCATCTTCTTTGAACCTGTATCCTAAAGCGCCCATAATACTGACGACAACATCCCAGTCCCCGGACGAGATTAATTTTTCGCACATGGAAAAACAGTTCAGCCGTATTTGAATGTTAAGTACTTCGTTTCTCCTGATTATCTGCGCAACGGCTGATTTACCGCCTATGATTGACAAGTATTCATTACATAGCTTCTCGGCAGCCAAAACCTTTTCCTTTATGCTGTGCGCACCGCCTTGAACAACCTTGTCAATGTCTCCAAGAAAGATGTCAATGAAGCGGGAAAGGGCTATTTTACTTAAATCATTGTATATCATATCCAATAGTTTATATACGGTTTGAAATCCAATTGCAATCTGCGATATGGTTAGCTTTTTTCATCATTCTTCCGATGTTCTGCAATTGCCTTGTATTGCCTTTCATTTCCCTTTCAAGGCTGCTGTAATCATTGTTTACATTGACTACTATGCCACTTTCTCGCATATCTTTCAGCTTCTTTTCTATCATGCCATAATCGGATGTTAGGCCGTCTTTGTCATATATATAAGACAAGTCCGGAATTACCTGTGCGTGTGCTGGAAGATTTACCAATGTGGGCTTATCAGGCGTAACAAACAACCCGTTATCAGTTATGATACCTTCTTTTTTTCCACCGTCACCCACAATAGCCAATCCTCCCGGATGATCCTTTGTACCCTTTGCGTATCTGGGAATGGGCTGAGCAGCAATAACAGCAATTTGAGCAGCGCCCATTGCACCAACCAAAGCGGCAAGAACTAAATTAGGTAATGCTTTTGTTATAGCTAAAGCGGTGGCTATCCCCGCCTGAACAATAGAATTTGCCTTGTCCCATTTAGCCTGCTTCTCCTGCAATGCAGCTTTTTTCTTTTCAAGTTCTGCGTTTTTTGCAGCCGTTTTATCCTCGGCAGCACGTTTGCGGGCTTCCGCTTCTTCGGTGGAAATAGCTCCGTTCTCTTCAAGTGATTCTATACGTTCTATCTCCTTGTCGTATGCTTCATCGTTGGCTTCTTGTTCTTTTTCAACATTCTCTATCCGAGCATCATATATATCTGTCATTAACGAAGTGATGCCTGATACTATCTTTTCTACGCTTTTTAAAAGGTATCCAAAACTTTGTCTCACGTCCTCTGCCGCTCCTTTAAAAGTCAATTTTCCTTTCTCTGCTACACCCACCATTATATCAGATAACCCCTCAAATATTCCGGCCGTTTCCCCAAGAGAATCTCTTGCTGCATCATTCATTTCTGATAGCCCGCTCTTGAACTTGTCTATCCACTCCTCTTGCTTTTTATTGGCATCATCTAAGCTAAGCTGATCTATTTGTGCTTGAATTTTATCAATTCTTTCTTGTAATTCCTTAGCCTTTTCACTGTTAATATCAACAAGTGTCATTTCAGCTTTTGCTTCTGCGAGGAGTGTTTCAAGACGGGCCTTAGCATATTTTACCCCAATGTCATACAGCCGTTTTTCGTAATCCTCTTTACCTATTTCCCCATTTGCATACTGCTTTTTAAGCAAATTAGCTTCTTTCAAAGCGGCTGTTTCCTGCCTGTCTATCATCCTATCGGTATTTGATTCAATCATCCCAAATCTCTCTTCAAGGTTTTGCATAATCAAATCGTTCTCCCTTTTCATATACTTCATTCGTATTGCCAAGACATCGTTTCCGTTCTTCTCCGCATCATTTATTTCAGCATCACGCATCATATTATTAAGTTGGATTTGGAGATTAAGCCTTTTGTCTAATTCTTCATTGGAATTATCGCCAATGGAAGCCAATCTGTTTTCAAGATTTGCTTTCTCTATTTCAAGAAGCTCCTTGTCGTATTTATCGTTTATTTCCGCAATGGCTTTTCCTTTCAGCGTTTCAAGGTTTTTCCTTAATTCAATTTCTTTTTCAGAATTGCCTTTTATTTCCTTAATCCTATCTTCATACTCTCTACTAACCTCGGCTATTTCCTTTTTTCTGCCGTCAGCAATTAAATCAATCCTTGATTTAGCTAAATCTTCTGTTATCTTTTTAATGTATTCGGCATATTCTTCTGCCTTCTTCTTGGCTTCTTCATAAGCTTTATCGCTTTTTCCCGGATCGTTAACCAATGCTCCTACATTGATATTTTTAGCCATTCCCTCCAAAGTCTTATCGTAATCGGTAGTCACTTTCAATAAGGACTCCCACGCCTCTTTCTCTTTTTGGGTTTGCTCTTGTGCTTTTTCTAAATCAGATCTTCTTTTCGATAAATACACCGATTCTCGCATGCTACCTTCTTCTATGCCTTTTTCTCTCGCCTTTTGGGTAGCCTTTTCTAATGCTAATTTTGCTTCTTCTTCTTTTTTCTGTGCTTTTAAATACGTGTTATATTGATTAGTCCTTTTTATCCAAGCTTCATATCTTTGCGATGAAATTTCTGTCATTTTATCCAATTGAGCCCTTGCAATAGCATTTGCAACAAGTTCTGTACGAAGTTCTTTATAAGATTTGGCTGCTTTGCCTACGAGAATTTCCTCGTTTGACATATTTCCAAAATATGAAGGATATTTACTTCGCAACTCATCAATGGCAGCAATACGCTCTTTCATTGAACGTTTATTGTCTTGCGTTGCCTTATATAACAATTCCAGTTCTGTCCTTTCTTTCATGCTGTCAGAAATTCCCTTGCGCCTTGCATTTGCCAAATTAGTTTCAGCGCTTGCTACCTCATTAACTGCTTTTTCTGCCTTAAACAAACTTCCTACCCATTTTGCAATCTCCGAACCATACGCAGCCAGCAATGTTATACCTATTACAAGTGCAGCCTGCCAAGAAAAGATACTACCTAACAATTGTTTCCAAACAGGAATTGCAGTTAATCCTTCAGCTTTCATCCGTTTAAATTCTTCGCTTGCTCTTTTTAATTCATCCGCAAACATTGGTAAGTTATTGGAGATAGCAAGGAAGAACTGGTTGAAGCTCATTGTAAGAGACGGTAGTTCCCGCAATAATTGTTGCGTCTGCACATTTAATCCATTCCATGAGGACGCATAATTACCCACATTTCTTTGATAGTTCCCAAATTGTGCATCTATCTCTTTTAATTTGTTGTTCAAAGAATTGGCTTGGGATATAAGGTTTTTCCCTACGCTGCTTTCCCGGTCAGCCTCACTTAACGCCTTATACCTTTTTTGCAGTTCAAGCATGGCGGCGTTCATTTCATTATAACTACCGGAAGCGGATATTATATAAGTGGAATGATTTTTTATTAAAGCTGAATACTGTTGATTTTGTGCTATTAGTTCCGCGTGCCTTTGTTTTAATAAAGAAGATTGGTTAATGTATTCTGTTAAGGTAATTTCTCCTGCTTTATAAGATTTGTTTAATTCGCGAATATCAGATAGTATTTTCTTCATAGCCTCTTTATTGGCTATGGTGTCGGCTGTTAATTTAGTCACTTCACTATCGTAAGCCTGTACCGTATCAATTATGGAAGCATAATTCATGTTGGCTGCTTGAAGTTGAGCGGATGCCTGATTTATCGTGTCGCTTGCAGTCTGTGTGCTCTTGGCTGCATTTTCCTGTGCAGAAGCAACTTGATTGGAAAAAGAAGAAAGCCCGGCAAGCATATCGCTTGCATTTTTTACGTTTTTAGAAAATTGCTCAAACAGGATGTTTAGTTTTTGAAGACTTGACATAGAGTTAAACTGCTGGGATATTTGCCGCAATACGGTCAACTGCTTTGTCTGAATGGATTCCATTCTTTCCTGTGTCTTGTTCAGTTTTTCAAGAATGGATGTATAATCGTGTGCTTTTTGGGAAAGTTCGTCAAAAGTCTTTGGATTAGTCTTTGAGCTTGCCGCTAATGTATTTGCAAATTCTACATACTTACCTTTTGCCGAATCAAACTCAAGTGATAATGTTTTTAGCTGCTGTAAAGCCTCCTTACTTACTACATCTGTAATTACAAATTCGTTTGCCATAAGTCCTGATTTTGAGTTCCATGCAACATCACATGGCGATACAAAGATAATAATTTATTTAATTTATTGGTTCTTATTTGGAATTATTCTAAATAGTATGTACATTTGCAAAGGACGTGTAAAGTTGCACGTCACCGTAAAAAGGACGAAAAGACATGGTAAAGGTTGGTGATGTTTGCCCTCTTTTTTTCTCACCTATAAAAAATAAGTTTGGGCTGGAAATGGACTACATTCAGAGGTTCCACACTTCTGATAAAATCCATATACAGGTGTTTGCGAGCGCTTCGGAGGAGGTGTCAGTAACACTTAACAACCTTGTCGCCGAGACCTCTACTCCTGTATCTCTTTCTACATACAATCAAAATGATAACGTATTAATGCATTATGCAGTCCTTAGCGGGCTGGATGATGCAAAATATACGGTTACTGTCAATGGTAATGCGTCAGAGCCATTCGAGGTGTGCTCCTCTGATATTATATTAGAGGAAACAACGCTTATCAGGTATTCTCACAAGAGTAATAATTCCGCTTTTGATAACATATTTTGGATAAACGATACTCAACAGGTGTTTGAGTTCCGGGTAGAAGCAGGATTTAAGCCGGAAGGATACTCTTCTCATATAAGCAACGAGCAATACCGCAATCAGATGCAGGAGATAGAGGAGTTATACGCAGTCCCGTATGATGTTTATACCCTTACAATCGGAAGTTCAAAAGGCGTGCCATATTGGTTTGCCAAACACTTAAACCGCATCTTATGCCTTTCAATGGTGGAAATTGACGGGACGAAGTTCGTGCGTTCCGAGGGTTCAGTACCTGAAATTACACAGGTTATTGAATCAAGCCAATTATTCTACATCTCGATCGCTCTTGAACAACAATATAATGACATTTCCGGTATTGGGGGCACTCCTGAACCTGCATCACCGCCATTATATGGAGCATTTGTGATTGATAATGCCACAGACGGGCAGCTATTGCAGTTCAAGGCTGACAAATCAGCTTTTACTAACGTAACAACAGTGGAAGTATGATAAAGAAGAGGGTAAATAAAATAAATTGGCATGGGAGCGACCTTGAAAACAACAGGGCTAAAGCTCCTAATATATCTACTCCGGGCGGAAACGGGCTTGACGGACTTAATGACGGGGAAATATATGTATGTAATGCAGATGAAGACCCTGCTATCTTCATAAAAACAAATAAGGATAAGGTTGCAAGAGTTGGCGGTAATGGAAGTGACAGCTATTCGAGAGATCAGATAGATGATTTTCTCGGAAAGAAGCTTGACAAAGTCGTTTGGGACAGAAACCTTGAAGAGAGGGTTGACGATAACGGAGAGGAATACTTGTTCTTAACCAAACCGTTGATTACCGCCTACGGAGTAACCATGTACGCAGGTGCAGACGTTCAAGTCCCTTCAATCTACGAAGGTCTCCCAATAGACGGTGTGACAATACAGTGGGTTGACGGAAAGCTTGTCGCAACAGGTGGAAAGGGTACTGCTAATGGTATAGTGGTTAACGGTAATACTTACACTCCTAATGATGACGGAATAATCACCTTGCCTAATTATCCGACTTCGCTTGAATGGGACAACATATCAGGAAAACCCTCATGGATAGGCGCCACCAAACCAACCTATGATTTCAGCGAGATACAGAACAAGCCTACTACTATTGCAGGCTATGGCATCACAGACGCCTACACCAAAAACGACATATCCGGACTATTAGTCGATTACGTAACCAAATCAGGCGCACAGGACATTACAGGTATCAAGTCGTTCATAAACGGCTTGAATATCGGTGATATACTTGTGAAGAAGCATTCTGACGGAGTGGTTGAGTTAGACGGTGATTTGATTTTGACAGGTAGTCTTACCATGTTTGCACAAGGCAGTCATACGGCATCAACCATTCTTGATGCGCTTCCGATTGACAATACCACCTTGTCAAAAGAGGGTGGTGTATTAAGCGTAATAGGCGGTGTTGGAGGTGGTTCGGTAGACGGGATTATCCTTAACGAAACAACCTATTCTCCTGATGAAACCACGAAGCTTATTACATTGCCGAATTACCCCACCACATTGCCAGCAAGTGACGTGTATTCTTGGGCCAAGCAGCCGAACAAGCCGAGTTATTCGTTTGGTGAGTTGTCCTCTCATCCTACTACGCTGGGGGGATATGGGATTACGGATGCTTATACGAAAACGGATGCGGATAGCAGATATTTCAGACATATCGGAGATACGTATGAAGATGGCAGAAACACAGGATGGATAGGATTTGGCACTGGTACTTATATTGAAGCTTATCCTGATGGAATTGCACATAAAATATACTCTTATGGACAAGTAACATCGTTTAATTCAAGTTATTCAAGGCTTGAATTGTATTCTACCCATACATCATCAGATCCAAACGATGGCAATAATGGCATACAATTTAGATCAGGATGGAATGATGATAAGAAAAGCTGGCGAATGCTTCTTGATGAAGTTAACTATCTTCATTATACAGATAATCGCTACGTCAACAAGGCAGGGGATACGATGACGGGAAAATTGTTATTTAATGCAAATTCCAGCATTGACCTTGTATATATTCCAAGAACCAAGTCTGCTATCAGTTTTAATAATGCAGGTTCCAATAGAATTGGAATTAACTTCACAGACGGAGACGGTAACCTAAGAATAGCTAAAACTGATATTAATCAAGACTGGGTAAGTGGAGACGTAAATATTCTTTTAGGGTCTAATAATTATAAAGTTATTCATACAGGCAACAAACGAGACATGTTCTCAAGCATGAACGAAGCCTTTACCGCATGGGGAAACGAGCAGGTAATCAATGTCGAAGGAGATGCAAACACATACTATCCGGTGGTTATTACAATAGATGGCACAAAAACATGGAACAGTAGGATTAGCATATATAAAAACTTAGGAAGCAGAACCCCCTCTTATCCGGGAAATCATAGTAATGGCACTTCATCCATGTGGGCCATGTACGAAGGACGTTATTACGGTTGGGACGGAAACAGCGGATATATCGTTACAAAATATGTCAGGCAGCCATACGCCAACCTGATATCAAAAGCTGAACATGCTGGTAATTCTGCTGGTAAGCTTGTTGTGTATCTAAGAGGTGGCGGATGCGAATATAGGGTATGCACTGATTATCGTGCTGGCGTAAGTGTGTATTACGAAAGAACGGAAATTAGCGGTGATAGTAATTATCCTGTCTATGTAGAGCCGACCACGTCTGTAGGTAATCAAGGGGTATTAAATATGGTATCTTACGATTACTTAGTTCAAAAGGCCGTTAGATTGGAGACCCCTCGCTCGCTTTGGGGACAGACTTTTGACGGGACAGGGAATGTTAACGGAACTATCATGTTTGATTACATATCAGGCGGCAACGAGCGCGATTTGCTATACCAGCAAATGGCAGATAATGATTTATTCCGTATCAGGTGCGGTGGCTCGTCAAATCAAGGCTGGGTAGAGATTGCAACAGCGGATGACGGCACAGAGCCTATCTATGTAAGGCAATACACAGGTGAGTTTGCATCGGTTACAAGAACTTTAACGCTGCTGGATGGAAGTGGCAATACTATTTGCCCGGGTAATCTTCTCACCAACGGCGGAATAACCATGTATTCCGACTTAAGAAAGAAGAACGTCCTGAACAGCATCATCGTACCTCTTGACGTAATGGCAAACGCTGACCTTTTCGACTACACTTTCAAGACAGATGAAAAATGCAAGGTCAGAGCAGGAACGAGCGCCCAGTATTGGAACGTGTTTCTTCCACAGGTGACAGACACAGACAATGAGGGCTTCTTCACGATGAGTTATGATGTGCTTGCAACTACATGCGTACTGTCTATCGCGAAGCATTTCCAAAGATTTTTGATAGAGGACTTCAATAACCACGAAACGAGAATAGAATTTCTTGAAAGAGAGAACAAGGAGCTGAAAGATAGCAATAAAGAAATGATGAACCGTATTATCGAACTGGAAAGGAGGGCAGCATAATGGCAATAGTACCCGATACCAATATTAACCTGTCAAACAACATCGGTGCGGTGCTGCGTGATGCAGGGGGTAATGTTAATATCAATTATGCACCAAGCTTTTTTACTGCGGATGCAAATATTAGAGAATGGGCGAAGTATAAGCCGTTCAAATACCCGAAAAACTTTAACGTAACCGATAATGAGCGCAGTTTAAGAAACTGGGGGTTGTCTAATGTGCCGTATTGGGACAATGTCAACTACATGGCTGATTATGTCCGTAACGGCTCGCCTCTTGCTGGAAATTGTGGTACTCCTTATTTTGCCTATATACCTCCAATCGGTGGCACTTCGGAACCCCTAAGACTTGAAGATTTCAGGGGATATTATACTGAAGCTGTACAACCATATCTACCTTATAATGACGCTGTAATGATGGCTGACAGCACAACCGCCTTTTCAATAACGGTTCCTGTTAACGTACAACCGTCTCAGCAATACAACCTTACATTAGCCGATCTCCATTATATTAATTCGGGAGGTAGTGTAGTTGGTGATTGGAGAAATAGCTATTTATGTCTCGGACTGCTAAAGATTGGTAGTACAGAGTTTTATATGGCTACTGGTAACGCTTCTGTCGCTGATGACCCAACAATAGGCAATTATCCGGGTAATGCTATATTCGTATTTGACAGGGTTCGCCATGCTGCCGGAAAATATAAATCATTCCTCTTTGTTTCAAGCGTTAAGGATGTAGGTTCAAGTACGGCTCCTACGTCCGGTTTCTTCACGCCGTTAACATTCACATACGGTGAGGTTACATTGAAGAATTACGCGCCACCAGTAGAGTTAAAGGAATTAAGCGCTACTAAGATTAGCACAGGAACAAAGGTAATATCTGTAAACTGCAAGATATACAATAATACCAACAGTAGATTATCGGCCAATATCAAGGTTACTATATATACTCAGTATGAATCTGTTATAAACACATTTACTTACAACGAGTACATTGACGCCGATACCTACCTTAGTTTCGGTAAGTCATATCTTGGTTCTCAAATATCCAATTTTGACGGAGCAAAGAAAGTGAATGTAACTGTCGTAATCAATGGACAAACGCTATCTCAAACAGTAGATATACAGAATTATTAATGCAATAGACCATGAAACAGTTCAAATCATTATCAGACAAGCGGCTTATCATTGAAGCCGAGGTAAACGGAAAGAAAGGCTTCTTCCTTATCGATACAGGTGCGAGTGTTGGGCTTATTGCCGAGGACAAGGTAAAGAAGTTCGACATCGTGAGAGGACGCAAATACCCCGGCTCCCTTGTTGGCGCTGGCGGTGAAATGGAAGATGTGTATTACTGCAATACGCTTGTGCGGTTTGGCGGGAAAGATATTCCGCAGTTCCTCATTACCGACATATCAGGCGTGAGAAACAGCATAGAGCGTGAGACCGGGATAGAGATATTGGGAATAATCGGCCTTTCCCAAATGAAAATTATTGGGCTTCAAGTAGATGCGAATGACAATATGATAATAGTAGAATAGTAAACCAATAAAAACAAAAGTTATGAGTACATCAACAACCGCCGCAGAAAAAGTGGCTTATGAAAAGTTAGTGAGAGCAACAGTAAGAGTAAATAACTCCGTAGACGAATCTAAGGTCTATGACATTGAAGCGGATGCCGAGATAAACAACGGCATTGTAGGTAATATCAATTCAGGCACAGTGAAGAAAGACGGCTCACAGGTGGCTACTTTCAACAGTTACGGCAACGAGAACCTGAGCATCAACCATAACGTGGGAGACAAGCAGGAGCAGTGCAATATCACCGCGGCCGTCAACACCTTTATCGCTGACACGAAAGCCAAGATAGCTACCGCACAGCCTGTTTCATTGTAATTGTACAACCATTAAACTATAATCATCATGGAAGATAAGAAAGAAAAAGAAGAGTTGAGAGATATTGACTTTGCCAAAGCAGAAATCGAAAACATTGACGGCTCAAAGTCTAAGATATTCGTAGACGGTGACGGTGAGATTGGCGTATTGGTTAAGCAGTTTGCCAACGTGATATACTCCCAGTCTAAGGAATTGGGAGAGGTGGAAGTAGCCCGCGAAATATACAAGACAGGTAAGTCAAAGGTAACAAAAGAACAGGCAGTAGCCCTGAAGAAGTATGCGGAGAACTATCCGTACATCTTGCGCACTGCAATAGAGGGTGTATTTGATGTGTTCAAGTAACTAATCAGAAAGGGGTTGTGTCATGAAAAAGGTAAAGGTTGATTTGTTGATTATTGGTAATCTATTGGTTATCAACAACTTGCGTGGGGGGGTAAAATCCTCTAATTGGAATTGCTATGCAGATGAAAGCCTATATGAAGCGGACAGGGTCGTACATGGGGACTACGAGATTGACGGTAGCAGTGATATGTCTATTGCTGTTACTGGTGGTATCACCATTATACGGAAGGAGGTATGATATGGCTATTGTACCTAATACCGATGTCAACCTTGCCGTTAATGTACGTGACGTACTGAACTCTGCCGGGGGAAGTGTCACTAATGAGGTGATAACATTCTTCCAAACGAGGGCTAACATCAACAAGTGGGCCAAATACAAACCTTACCGAAAGGCAACAAACTTCAACCTTGATTATAGCACAGACCCTACACGTGCGGATGGGTGTATGTGGGGAATGGTTACCCCAACATTGAAGGCGGGATATGTGTATTTCAATAAAATGGCTTATGAAATTACCACAAACCCTTCTCAAGCAAACTACCCCAACTGGGAATATCAGCTTCCGAGAGGCGGACAGGGTGAGCCTTACCGACTTGGTGATTTCAAAGGGTACAATACCGCGGCTGTCCAGCCGTTTACAACAGGCATAACTAATTATAAGTCGGAACTGAATATGTTTGATGAAGATAGCTTCACTGCTTTTTGCATGATAAATTCGGGGTCCGATTTTAATTTCAGGGACTTTTTTGCGACATCTTCCGGATATAGGTTTGTTGTTGAATGCTACTTGGAAACGGGTATGCCTTTTTATGTAATGGACGCTCCGACTTACAAACAAATATCAGGGCAAGACATTGCAAACATTACCGACTGGGCAGAATATATAAAGATCCAGCTTTCGCAGATAATGCAGAATACAAGCCAGCTTGTCGGGCGGTCGCTGTATGTATGTATGGGTGTTCAGAAAATAAGCTCAAGTGGAAGTGCCGAGGGCGGAACGGGCATTGTAGCTCCATGGAACGGCAGCGATACTCCGTTTTTCAAAAGGATTAGCATAGTAAACTATTTCAGCCGCCGGGCAAGCCTTACCTATGTGGCGTTTACGTTGGTTAATCCTACTTGGTATTCAAGAGACAGCGACCTTACTTTCTCTTTTTCAGGCACAAGATATTTTTGTGTAAGGATGAAGATAGAGCGTAAGGCGAAGGGGATGTACATTATTCCTGAGAACTCATCGTTCACGCCTTCTTCAGGAGAAGGGACCATAAAGATAAGATGCTCTGTTGTGGCCGGAACATATCAAAGCAGCCAGTTCGGACAACCCGCAAATAGTTCTTTGCAGAATATCAGTCAGATATATATAGAGCCTTCTCCAACCGAGGGACAGTATCAGGAGTTCTATTTGGTTTTCAGCAGCCTGTTAAGATCCGGCACCGCTTCTTATTTGGTCTTTGAGGCTACCTCTGACAATAAAGGTTCATTCGTAACTATGGATGTTCAGACAGTGAATATAACTTGCAGATAGTACGATGAAACAGATAAGCAAATTCCCCGCTCCACTCTCACGAGCCAAACGGGGATGCAGTAGTTAGTTCTGATACTATGGATGATACAAATATATAAATAATTTCAAACAAGAAAAAGAAATGGAGCAGATTAACGAAAAAGTATGTGGATAAAAAACCCGCCATGTTCTCACGAATAAGGCGGGCAAGGCAGACGAACAACACGAACAGTAATCTTGATAACTAAAGTCTGCCTGATTAATCAAATTTACGCTTACAGTTTGTACGTGACACAAAGATAGGAAGAAATTTAAACATAACGATAAAATGAAAGAAAACATTGTTACCCAAAGCATACCGGGTGGATTCGCGGTGATAGCAAGCAGCTTTATTATACAGTCATTGGAGCACATGATACCTTGGCTGATAGTATCATTTTCAGTTATTATCTGCGATTTGGCGTTTGGAGTTAGGAAGAGTTTATTAATGAATGAGGAAGTACGTTTCTCCGGAGCCATACGCCGTACTATGGGTAAAATGGTAACTTACTTTGCCTTTGTCTGCATGGTTGTGATGATAAACATTGCTTCCGGAGACAAGTGGAACATTGATATATATTCCTGTCTCTTTGTGTGCTTTATAGAGTTTTGTTCTATTATAAGCAACATATTAAAGCCTAAAGGGTATGATTTTAATGTATTAAAGGCTTTGGGCATATTCTGCAAAAAGGTTTTTAATGTTGATAAGGAAGATGTTAGCGAGATAATAACGAAAGATAAGGAGGAAAAGAAATGAATATTAAAGACTACTTCGACATTCAGGAACTTGTATGCCGGCACGTGTACGAGAAGTTCGGTGATAACGCTTGGCAGTTCTTCGATAACCGCCTGTTGGAAACACTGCTTGTTATCAGGGAGAAACTTGGCAAGCCTATCTATGTGAATAATTGGCAGGTAGGCGGTAATCTGACACAGCGAGGTTTTAGATGCAATGTCTGCCAGCTTGTTTCAGAAAAGACAAGGCTTGAGAAAGTGTACGTATCGGCACACATGCAAGGTACGGGCATTGATTTCGATGTAAAGGGTATGACGGCTCTTGAGGTCCGCAACTGGATTAAGGCAAACCAAATACTTCTTCCGTATCCCATAAGGCTGGAGCAGGATGTTACGTGGGTGCATCTTGATATGCGCAATGACGGGACAAAGGGTAAAGTCGTGTATTTCAAAGGATAATTATTAACAATTAAATAAAAGCATTATGGCAGCAACAGATTTATCATTCAGCAAAAACGAGGAAAACAAGTACGTAGCATCTTTCGCGTCCGAAGGCCCTATTACCATACAGGTGAAGAGACAAGAAGCAGGTGCACTAAATATCTATGCCAACATTGACGGCATGGATGCAATCTACGTAGGCGGCTATGGCCCGTACAACGGTAGTGCCAACTTGATTTTCAATGTAGATGTCCCGGCAGGGGTTAATGTGTCGGTTGAATCGTTTACGGAAGTATTGGAAGCTAAAAAAATAGGGCAATGAATAATATCGAACTAAACAAAGTCGCAATTCAGAGCATCGGCATTGACACCATACGTCTGCCGGGTGTCGGTTCTGCAAGCGCTAAGGGTTCGGGGAGTTTGTTTCACAAGTCCCTTGTTGACGCTTGGTTTATGTCAGGATACAGCAATGAGAATCCTCCTGCTTCGATAAAGGGTTACAAGGGGTATGAACTTGCGCTGAAGAACTTTGCGTTTGCTGGAAGTAGTGGGTTTGGGAAATATGCTACAAATTTTAATTCTTGGAAAGCTGTATATGGTACATATACAGCTGCTAAAGTAGTTTGTGGAACAGTTAATAAAGATACTATTACTTGGATTATTCGCACTTCAAATGCAAGAATGGATCCTCTTAAAGTTAGATTAACTAATATTGGTAGTGAGCCTATTAGATATTATTATTTCCAAGATGCTACAACAAGAAATTTTGTAGAGTTTCAAGAAGATGGAACATATACTGTTCCAGCCAGTACTTATAGTGATATTTCTACGGGAGAAGGCTACATGGGATTTTATCAAAAAATATTAGCTGATAAACAGAATCCATTAATAATCGAACTTCTTCCTGACAACGCAGGTTCTCTTGTATTCGATGGTGTAGATGATTATGCTGTATGTGACAATATGCCGATACTAACGGATTATACAGTGATATGCAGGAGACAAATTTGGGATAAACAAGATGATGCAGATTGGGTGTTAGCTTCTAAAAGTATGTCCTATGGAAACGGCGCTTTCATTTTTGAATTTAGAGATAATAAACGTGATGTAATTAGATCGTATGGGGATACAACTTTCGTATCAATGAAAAGATCTGATTCGGTATCATATCAAACGGCCACATCTTATAATGGAACTGACGTATTGAAAGGAGCGGGAATAGACAGTAGTGTATTGCATTTAGGAAATGTTAGACCTAACGATACTCGTTATTTGCATGGTGCTATCTACTACTTCGCCCTCTACGATAAATCTCTCACTACTGATGAAATAGAGCAAGAGAAGATAAAGTTAAATGAAATTTGGACTAAAAGATTAAACGGATGAAATATGTAATTGTAACAGTAGAATGGTGCTTGCAAAAGGGAATAGTAGTACCTGAGCATGCGCGTAAGAGTGTGAACGGAAGCAAAGTTATTCTTCATTATGACTTCGTGTATCCTGTGTTGACTGACGAGGATAAACTAACGGTTTACGAACATAACAGTAGAGAACTTGGTAGCATCCTGAATAGCAGGGAGTGGAAAAATGAAGATTCCTCTATTTCGTAACTTATAAACTATTTGCCATGAAAGAACTAAGAAATCTATTGTTTTGGGCGTCTGTTGGATTGCTGGCTATGCTGCTGGTGTTCGTGTTTGCTTCGTGCCGAACGAGGACGGTCTATGTGCCTGTTGAAACAAAAGTGCTTGACAGTATAGTCTACCACGATACAACGTTTCAGGAGAAGCTGATACCTTACAAAGACAGCGTGTCTACCCGCGATACTGTATCATTCCTGCATAACCCGTATGCTTATAGTTATGCGTCTTGGAATAAGGGGATATTGAACCACTCATTAGGCATCTATCTCCAATCTACGGTGACGGTCAAGATACCTTACTTTGTTGAAAAGATAAGAAGAATTGAAGTGCCAAAGCCTTATCCTGTGGAAAGAAAACTATCATGGTGGGAACGGTTTAAAATCAATTACGGAGGTGCGAGCATGATGCTAAACATTGCATGTGTCGCATTGGCCGTTCTTTGGCTTGCCATAAGGATAAAAAAGAAATAAGTGTAGAAGTTGGCTTTAGCTGACGCTCTTTCGGGGCTTAGAGTAGAAAGAAAGCCCCTATCTCTTGTCCTCTGTCTGCGAAACGAACACAAGAGACAACAATCACAATCCGAGTTGTTACGAGGCTTTCGAGTTTAATAACGCCGGGTTGTGATTTTTGTTTTTAATAATTACATGTTTTAAAGCAGAATAATATGAAAACAGGAGATTTGTATCAGATTATGATGTCTACGGTATGCAGGCATACAGGGGTTGGAGAATTGGAACTGATAGACAGTAAAAAAGAAGAATGCGTAGACGCGCGCTATCTTTTGGTGTACTTCCTATCGCAGTTTTTAACGGACGAGGAAATATCCCGTCAAACTAAGATACCCCGTCAGTCGGTAAACAGGATACGAAACCATTTCGATGTAAAAATAAACAAGTGGAGCGTAAAAAACTGCCTGCACGAAATTAGCTCCGAACTTGCCCATAACCCGCTCGTTTCTTCTATAATAGCACATTGATTCTGTCGTCCTTTGTCATGCAGCCTACATCGGGCTGCCTTGAAACAATAAATATTTTATGACTATGACAGCAGAAGATTTAATGGCAATGAAAGCCATGTCCGACGGAACCGACATGAGTTCCTACGAGCACTTCATGGTGGCTGAAAAAACAGCAAAGAGACCCAGCGGAACATCAATTGCAGCTATTACTATCGGTAGTGCAGCCTTGTTGACTGGCATCGGAGCTTGGATTTTCGGTGGCGTTTATGCCGCACAGGGAAGCAAAGCTAACCAAAGAGACATTGACCGACTGGCTCAACTGGCTATTGCAGAACGCGCAGAACGTGTAAATCAGCAACCTCGCATGATTGACTACGTAAATGTTCAGACAGGCGCTACGGCTAACGCTTTGGCGGGAGCAGGAGCAAGCGCATACGCACAGGCAGAAGCACAGATCGTGGCTGACCGTTTGACAGGTCGCTCACAGATGTGTCCGCAGCCCGTAGCATTGTACAGCGCACCGCAGCCTTGCGGATGTCCTTGCAACGGCTAATTGCATTTCGGTATCGGGGAAGGGCACACTAAGCCTTTCCCTTTTTACAAAAAACATTGCTACTTATGTTTTGGAGAAAGAAAAAATACAATATGGAAATGCTGAAAATGATAAAGCCTACCAGTAAGGTTGCACTGAAAATGCAAACTCTGATGATAGCCAAAGGAAACGTAGAGGAAGCGGAGAAGCTGTATGATTTTCTCGCTAAGGACATGGAAGAACTGCCTACGTTTGATGTTGTTCCTCCCACAACCATGCAACAGGTGAGGGATACCGCCGGAACGATATTCGGCTGGGTGAAAGAAAATCAGAACGATATCATGCAAGGCATAGAGTTCTTGAAAAGCCTGAAAAAAGGAGGTGGAATGCCGCCTTCGGGTGCCGCTCCAGTATCACCGCCTCTGCCTCCGTTGTAATTAAAACAAATGCACTATGAAAGGATTTGAAATAAATTTTAAAGTATATGCCGATACGCAGGAAGAAGCGGATGCAGCCTCAAAGGCATTGCAGGACTTTGTAAACGAACATGCTGCCGAGGGAAGAGCGGTAACAGCACAAAAGCTGACAGAGTGCGTTCCTAAATGGAAAGACAACCTGTTTGTAAAAAATCAAATCATCAAATATTTTAAATAACAAAACAATATGAACGAATACATACAAGCCATTTACGAGATAGCAGTATCAAACAATAAGTTCCTGATAGCTACGGAACAACGGCTGATAAACATTGAAGCAAAACTCGATGTGCTGCTGGGTGTAGGAACGCCTGATTCTGTAAAAGAGATGAAGAGCCGGGTGCCGGCTCCAAAGAAATACCCTCAATCAGCAGAGGAACCCGTTGCTGAATAATATTAATAAAAAAACGATTCATTATGAGCTGTTGTAAAAACAAATCGGGACAAACCTCCGTATTGGAGCTTGTCCCCGTAGCCACAGGGACTACGACACCATCCCCAATAATGTATTACATTGACCTGATTCATTATCTGTGTCGTAACCGGAACATCTGTATCACCGCCCAATATCCTTTGAGCGGGACCATGAGGGCCGTTTTAAAGTCTATTGATTCTTTAGGCGGAAACCTTTATTCGCTGTCTATCCAATTGGTAGGTTCGGTAAGTTATCTGCCATACGTATGCGGATGCAACAATTGTGACGTATGCCCGCAGACGGATACAGTGTTCACTTCAATTACCGTACCGTTCTATTCAACCACAGTACCCACATCCGCAACGCTTACCGTTACGCCTAATGTGCTGGTAAGTCCTACCAACGTACAAGACTGCTGCACGAAAACAAATGCGGTGGAAATAGAGTTCGGCCTGACTGTCACAAGCCCTGCTCCTGCGCCTGCCGTAGCTGCATTGCTTGGTGAAGATGAAAGCTTAGCAAACGAAACCAAATCATCCAAAAACAAGTAGTGTATGATTGGGGATGCAATGATAATAACCGTTTCCGTATGCCTGTTCATCTATTTGGGACTTTTTGACGCCATATCAGGTGTTTTGAAAAGACTTGTTCCGGTAAACCCGGGAAAGATAGGACGCTTATCAGGGAAGCTGAAATGCAGCAAGTGTATCAGCTTTTGGCTCACGCTGGCTTACAGCATTGCATGCGGAGGTCCGGTTATTCGTTGCATCCTTGTTTCTTTTCTGTGCGCTTTGGCCGCACTATGGATTGATTTGCTTTTGGCTTATATAAACAAAAAATACGATCGGTTATGGGAAGATTTGTAATTGTAAAACCAAAGCCCGCAAAGACGGTTAAATGCCCGTCATGCGGAAAGAAATAACAATATGGGCAACAAGAAGATTATGAAGTATTGCATGGACAAATACCTCAACGAGTGTATAGGTAACTGCAAGGATGACGGTGTCAAGGCTCTTTTATTATTACAAAAAGACATTGAAAAGAACAACGAACATCACCTTCGCCAGCAGGACTTGCTGCTTCAAATAATCAGAAAGCAAAGCAAGCCCAATTTTTGGCGGGAGGTGGGAGCAAACCTTACCGGGGATGCCATTTTTGAGGTGTTGCTAAGAGGTGCAAGCAGGATATTCAGATAAGAAACATACTACTAATTAAAAGAAAGGGAAAAGATTATGACTATTTATGAATTGATAGAAAAGTACGGCAAAGGCAAGGGTGAAGCTGTAATGATAGAGAGCACCCGCATTCTTTCGGATGTGCTGGAGCCGATGAAAGAGAAGGAGCCTAAAAAGTATTGGCTGGCGTTGAGGAAGCTGTACGGTGCCATGAGCGGATGCCATTACAATGAGGAGTTTGCCATGCACGATGTTGCCGATATGGAGTACACCGACAAGGAAGGCAACGAACACAAGGGTGGATATTGGACGGTAGATCAGATAGAGGAAGCCACCAAGAACAAGAATTTCCCGTCAGGATGTACACGCTGGGATAAATACGTAGCCTTTAATGCTTTTTGGGCCGATCTGTGCAAGGTTTTGGACGGAGAGGATATTATCGAAGCGGCGTATGCCTTTTGGTTTGACGATGAAGATTGGATGCCGGGAGATAATAAAATTTGGTCTTACATGTGCCTAAAATATAGCTATGAATGAACAATTAGACATATTGATTAAGCAGTCGGAAGACTTACCGCACTGGATGTTCTGCCGACTGCTTGCTATGATGCAATGGAACGTGCTCTAAAGATAGCCGAGGATGTTATTTGCAATGCTATACCGCTTATTGTTGCGGTAAAACTGGCTATGCTGTTAATCCTGTGTCTCTAATTCTTTCACATCCTCCAGTGCCCTATACAGTATGTATATGGTACTCATATTGTTTTTGAACAAATCTGTGCTCCCTCCATCTACGTATTGCGCGTAATCAAACGCCAGTTCTACGAGTTCCTTTCTAAGCTCTTCAGGAGCTATAATGTCTCTAAAAAAATCACCCATTGCGCTGACGTCATATTGCTTTTTAGCGGGTATTGTATTTCTTTCCATGATGAATATTTGTTTTAGGTTTTTATTTAAAATGTAATTCGTTGTAAATCAGCAAAAATAAAATTTTGTAGTTTTGAGAGATGGAGTTCCATCCGATTTTATTCCAGTTTGCACCCCTGCTTTCCGAAACGTTATAAAGGCTGATTGCAGTGGGGGTTTCCAAAACAGTAACCCCCTTCTTGTAATAACCTATTGCCTTTTTCTGATTTTCAATAAGCTATATTATTAGTTAGTTTCTCCTATGAAATGAAACCCTAATACGGCCAATAACTCATCAAACTTACTTTCGTACCATAACGGTTGAGTGCCTTTCGGATTGTTCGGGTTTACTTGGTTTTCTCCGAAAGAAAGACCTTTCTCTGTGATTGACTTGAATTTCTTCTTTTGCCCGTATGATGATTTTCTTTCCAGTTCGCACAGGTAACCTTTTTCTATTGCTATCGTATTAAATTCACGTGCGGATATTTGAGTTTTCCGTTCTTTCAATAGGTCGGTTGCTGATTTTAATATTCCTTTTGACGGGGTGTAGTCGGGAAGTGGCAAGTTTAATGGTTCTGCTACTTTTCCAAGCAGTGCCAACTTTGAAGCATCATTAAGATTTAGCATTTCGCTCACACCTTTTATCCATTCAAGGCTGACACGAATTTTTGTTGTTAGAGTTGGTTCACGCTTGATTTTAGATTGATAAATCATTGGCTTAGCTTTTCCTGTTTCCAACGCGTCCCAACGAAGGACTAACTTCGCTCTTGTCGCATCTTCAAACTTAGAAGCTATATACATACATTCTTTGTAATCCAATTCGTAACATGGCTGCTGTCTGTTCCATTGGTCAACATAAGAGGTCAGCGCAAAATTGCGCCCACCTTCTTTCACCCATGCTGGTTCCATATCACGAATGGAGCGCATAACATCTTTGTGGTTTCTACCTGCGAGCTCTGCAATTTCAAGCGAGCTCATTGTTTTCTTGTTTGAATTTAATTCATTTGCCATTTTTGTAACGTTTTATGGCATTGCAGAAAAGAAGACGGTCTGCAATTAACCCGTCGTTACACATACCTTAGTGGCAGTTGGGAAGCTGTTAACTTTCCTCACAGGTTTGCAGACCGTTGTATTATATATACAGCGTACTTACAAGCATAAAAAATGCCTGCACAAAGCAGACAACCGCCTGCCACTAAATATGTGTAACGCTGCAAATATACGTCCTTTTTCTATAACGCCAAATAAAAAACTTAATATTTTACTTTAACCGTATGATTTTTCGCCCATATCATCGCGTTGTATAGCGACATGGCGTATAACTTAATCTCTTCCTTGCTATCGAGGAAATCCACTTTCAATGCACCTTTCATCGCTTTTGCATAAAGGTCTTTGTCTATATCATCTTCCATGATGTTCTATTTTTAATGTATAATTCGTTTTTGTCTCAAAAATTACGGGGGTTATAATTTAAACAGTGTCCTATTTTTAATACACACGCCATTCCCCCGTATCCTATTTTGACAGGATTACCTGCATTTTACTTTCGTAAGCCCGTACTTGGCAAGTTTCAGATACACCGTCCTGACGCTTACATCCAGCATTTCAGCCATCTTGCGGGGAGGTATGTTGTCTTCCTTGTACAGCTTGGTTATGTTCTCTTTGGAAAGCGGGTCAACAAACGGTTTCTTTGGCTCTGTTATGCCCATTCTTCTGCGTGCCCTTTCCGCGTATGCTTCATTCTGTTTGTCTTTTGTGACATAGATAACAGTATTCTTACTAAGCCGCAGCGGGAACAGCTTTCTTTCCACTTCTTTGTGTTGTTCTACAAGTAGCTCCGCATCTCCGTTGACTGTCGTGTCTACCTTCTTGTACTGTTCAGGCAGACGGGCATGTCTGTCTCTTAGTTTCCTTTCGGTTGCTCTCATCGTCTCAATATGTTATTCCAATTCTATGATACCATTTGTCCGCATGACTGAACCATCCAATCATGAATGGTTTGCCGAAAATGGTTGCTTTGTAGAGTTTACTCATGTGTTAATTTGACTATTAAAATCGTTAATAAAGTTCCTTACTTGTAGGCTAAAACCTATATTTGTACCGCGTTTTAACAGGAGTATAACACCTCCAATCCGACGAACTGTCATTCGTCACCTTTCTTGTCCGTTCTCATTGAGAAAAGACATTTAAGCCCAATGTCCTGTAACTTTGGGCTTTTTTAGTTGCACTTGACAGGGTGCAGCTTGAAGTCTGCTAATACAGGTTAGTAGGCAAAACGGAAAGGAGGTGTATTATATGACTGTTAGAACGCAAGATGAAAACGGTAAAACTCGTATTTTCTGTCGGTATATCATAAGGAACGGTAAGCGGATATATCCAAAACATTCCAAATACTTTTCTTTCTTGGTAGATAGTAAGAAAGTGGCGTAATGCTGTTTTAAGGGGATGTACAGGCATCCCTTTTTTTACTCGTATATTTCTTTACTTTTCAGCTTATCAAGGAACTTGCTATCTCCCGAATAATCCGCACCGATAGCTTTCTTGCTTTCTATAATTTGCTCCAAAAGGGAAATACACTCCTTTCTCGCTTCTTCCACTTCATTATAACCGCAGGCGCTGTCAACCAATATTTCTATGTTTGATTTTCGCTTGGAAAGCTGCTCGTTGAGTTTATTCAATTTCCAGTAGCAGAAATCAATGATAGCTACGTGTTCCAGTTTATTCATAATTCTATATGTAAATGATAAGTATTAATAATAGCAAACAAGTAAATAGCCACAGTAATAATACAGTCTATACATACGGCCCAACTACCGAGGCGGTAGAATCTTGATAAAGACAAAGCCATCACCGCCAAAAATAAAACCCATTGACTTGTCATTAGTCCTGCCATTAATGTCATCCACTCAAAAAGATCCAAAACGCTCATTAAAAGAAGCATGGGGTGCTTTTTAAAATATGTATTCTTATCTTCTTTGGGAGAATGTATATATTCGTATGTACGAGAATAAACCCTCTTACAGTTTAAGGCTTTCATGATTTCGTATAAAGCCAAAATTCCTACAAATAAAAAAAATATATGCTTCATTACTTACCTCCTTTCAACAACTCCGAATTATCATAAATATTACCGCAAACCTCGCACTTACACCCATCTTCTTCGTCTACAGTTAAAACATGAAGCGGGAATCCTCCGTAAACTCCTTTATTAAGCTCTTCAACGGAAGCATAGAACATTCCTGCGTAGAACTTAACAAGATACAGCCTACCATCTCTTCTCCACCGAATAATGTCGCCTTCGTAAATCTCTATTCCGTTTTTATCGCGAAGTCCGGTGAACTGGCCAATGGTTATAGGGTCAACTTCATATATACCGATGCTATTCCCAATTTCTATATCATTCAAATCCGGAATGATAGCATATCTGTCCTCTTCAATCTTAATGAGGGAGCCGTATAGCCATTCTACATCGTATATGCTTTTCCCTCCGAATTTTATTTCACGCAACATAACTATTCCTCCTTATTAACTTTATCACAGAACTCCATTAACCCTTCGTGTTCTTCTTTGGATATTTCTTTCCAAAAAGTGATTATACACACGCACCCGTAATCTTTATACAAATCACGCATCATGCGATTTAAATCAAAATCACCATCTTCAATCGAGCATACAGCGCAGCATATTCCACCTGATTTGGATCGATAAGTATAGTAATAGTATTTTTTCATGATTGCTTTTCTTTATCAATTAATATTCCGTTTCTCTTATCGTAATTCCTCATGCGAGGACATTTACCGTCACATTTCATATTCACATGCACATTGTTTGCTATGCCTGATATGAACGACTTTTTGTAACACTGCCCGCTGTAATGGCTGTAATGTTTGCAGCGTTCCCGGTATTCGTTTCTATTCATAATTATTGCATACAAATTGTTTAAAAGGATAAAAGCGATGATATACACACCTTACAAATAGATCGTAAAACGCTTCCTTTGAATACTTGCAATTAATACAACATTTATTCATAGTGCCTATATTTAATCCTATCTTATCCATAATCATATAAGTTTTAATGCTTCAAAAATCCCAGCTTCGAGTGCTTCTTCGTAGGTGACGTAATTCTTTGTCTCAAAAAGAAATTCATAGTCCTTCGTGTCGTAAATTCTACAATACCATAGCCCGTTCCCATTTGCATCAACGGCTGTATGAATAGAATGATTATCACGCAGCCATTTCTGCGCAACATACAATGTTGGACATAAAAATTCAACTGATTCTCCACCTATTTCCGTACAACATGACATTCTTTGCGGAAGATCATATTTTGTAATAACCTTATTGCAGCCTATTATGTGTTCGCACTTCCAATTAAATCCTTTCTCTTTCAGCATCTTCGCTGTATCCAATGTTACAAGTTCTTCGGTCATAGTTATTTCTCCATTTCTTTAAAATGTTCAATCAATTCGTTTACGGTAGCCTTGTGCCACTTTTCAAATAAAATTTCAGGCTTGTCATGGTAGTGCATACCTACTTTCAGGTATTGGCATTGAAACCATTTTTTGCTGTCGGTAAACCATTGAAAATTATCTGTATCATCTCTTAATGCGGCTAAAGCAATGAAAAGCATCTCGTTGGTTCCACAATCAATCCCCAAATTAGGTTTGCATACCTTACCTGTATAGTAAGATATAGAATTTCCTTGATAAGTATCCGTATCGCATAATAAATATTCACAGTTTTCTATCGGTATGCTCCATTCATTCCACCCGTTAGGAATAAATAAATACCCCAATTCTTCCAACTTTTTCCGAAGTTCCGGTGTATTTTTGAGTATAAATGCCTGTGTCGTAAATCCCATAGTTATTCCTCCCTGTCTATTTTGATTATTTCTCCAATGTTTTTAGGTATTTCACGATAAGGTGTAACAGTTACTTTGCCACGATTGATAAAATACCAACAACCAAAAAACTTACAAAGCCATTCATTACAATGTCTTTCAAATTTATCACATTCTTTACGAAGAGAACATGTATCACAATCACTATCTTTATTATAGTTCGCCGCTTCATGCAGCACCCCATCTATTATTATTGCGTTCTTTGCTTCCATGATTAACTTCCTTTCTTTTTTTTTGAACCGATTGCAGAAATGTGAGATTGGATAACTATTTCTATACAACCTGCAATATATCACTGCCATACCTCCGCTATCTTGGTATATTTTCCCATATAGGCATGAAGCACAATCTTTCTCCATAGCTATTCATCCGATAAATTAATCACTCCTTTGTCTGAAAATTCATATCCAATATGCCTAACACAATTTCCAAGAACAATATACCACTCTGTAAGATTATCGTCATCGCTTTCCGCAAAAAGCAAGTCATGTATTGCATTGTTTCCTCTTTTCAACCCTATATAATAGTTGTGGTTATAGTAACTAATTTCGGGAATATGTTTGAATGTATCTGTATGTAAACCATCATACGCACCAAATACGCTTTTAAAATAATTTTCCATAGTTATTCTCCTTTCAGTTCATTAATTAAAGCATCAGCACGTTTGGTTGCATCATCAGGGTCCCAATCTCCATAACGGACATAAAAGTCTCTTGCGATTTCATATCTACGCTGTTCCCAATCAATGATTTTATCATCTTTCAAAATCTCAAGTGAATTACTATGAATAATCGGGTCAGTAGAACCAACCTTGGCATAGAAACGACATTCAACATCAATTATTTCTCCAGTCTCTTTTATTCTCGCTTTCATTATTTACCCTCCTTTCCGATATATCCATTTTCAACGCACCAGCAAAACATCTCGTAGGCTGCATCAATAAGGTTTTCTGATCTAAAACTTGCACATTCATGTTCTGAAATTATACGAGCATATTTAATATTCCATTCATTCTTTTGCTTATCCATGGCTTCTAATGTAAGCCAATAAACCTCTTCAATTATTGGAGGCAGCTTGTAGAGAATGTCCTGCAAGGTGTAAGCAGGGTATTCATGTTTCATATTCGGTTGAGAAACGAAGAGAGTAGGCCTTTCCTCTAAGGCGAGCACTCCATTGAAAAAAGATTCAACCGTAGGCAAAAACTGCCAGTGCATACTTGCATCACTCGTATCCAACCCAAGCTCCCGCAGGTGCTTCATCTGATCTATTGATAATACTTGTTTTGATTTCATAATTCGTAAGATAAAATTACAGCCGTTAATGAAATGAAAATGATTGCTACTATCAAGACGATAGATAGACAGCCCTTTTCGTATTCTTCATCTTCCGATGGTGTGTTTTTGTTATACCAATCTAATGGATGTTTTGATTTCATAATTCCATATCATTGTTCATACCTTATTATCTTCTCTCTACATCCAATATCGCTACCACAACATGGGCAAGTAACAAACAATACATTGTATCCTTCTCTTTGATCGTAAATTTCCTCTTTCACATCTTCTTTCTCAAACTCGAATTCGCATCCACATCCGTAGCAATGACGGAAATAAATCGGTCTTTTTTTGTTAGAGTCTTTAATTATTCTTACCGCCATACAGTCCTCCTTTCTCCTCAATATATTTTTCTGTGAACTCGATAATTGTCCTTAAGAAAAGGCGGGTTGCATTATCAGATATGATACATCTACCACCGCTGTTCCCAATCTCATGCCTTTGGATTGAAAAAAATGCATACTCTTTTTTAGTGAGCGCATACCATGCTACTTTTATTCGTTCAATCATTTGTTTAATCTCCTTTCTGTTTAATCCGTTCCAGTACATCCTTATATCATATTTGTAATTTAATTTTTATTCTTTTAATTTGTTTTGTAATTATTGAAGCTACATTTGACCTTGTTGTGTTAAATTCATGTGCTATTTCGGTTGGAGTATACCCTTGTAAATAATATCGTAAATACGTCTTTGCCCTATTCCCCTCAACTAAGGATATTATATCTATTTTTTCTCCGTAGTATTGGTGGCATTCGCATCTCCATTTGCATGAATCTACGGGTTCGATATATCTGACATGTTTATTATGCTCAATAAAATCCAGTGCTCTATGCTTTGCCGTCTTTAACCATTTGTTGTTTGCATGTTTGGCTTGAAGAGAGTTATTGCAGTAAGTCTCTATATAAGCGTTTGCAGCAATATCTTCAGCGTCTTCCCTACTTATTTTACATCCATAAAGGTATAATAATATGTCAGATACTTTTGTAAAGCGTTCTGGAAAGGATTGCAACTCCATATCTTTAATTTCGTGGTTTTCCAACACCCTTTCGTCGATAAGGTTTGAAATAGAACAATTAAAAGGATTTCTATCTATGTGTTTAGGCTCTACCTCGCTCCATTTCTTTCTAACAAATGCGTTGTACATCACAAGGGAAAGCTTACGAGATATTTCCTTTTTATGCCCAATAGACAGTCTTACAATTGGATATTTTCCGTTTTTTGATTGTTCTATTTTTTTTTCATTTATAGAAAAACGTTTTGAAACATGACGTGTAAAAAACAATCGGCAAGAAGAAGTAATAAAATATCTGTTATACTCATTAACCATCGCAATAGGTACTTCTGCAATGGTTGATTTTGTAAAATCTTTAATATACTCTTTTGCAGAATCAAGTGTTGGAACAAACACACATGATTTGTTGTTTATTTTTCCAAAAAAAATCATATATCAATCTCTTTCTTTTTATTTAGCGTTGTCAATGATAGATGCCATACTCTTCCCACCCTTCTTGTTTGCAGTTTATAGGCAAATGAAGCCCCGTATAAACGAGATAACGATATAATGTTGTTTTTGAGACTTTCAGCCTTTTAGAGATAACAGCTTTTTCTGTTCCTTTAGCCAATTCCTTGACAATATAATCATGCTTGTCGGCACATTTTGGATTAAGTCTACAGCGAAAGCCACGACAATGTCCGAGCATAGCCCCTTCTGATTTTTTTCTCGCTAATGCCTCTTTTGTACGTTGACTGATAAGATTACGTTCAATCTCAGCTGACAATCCAAAAGCAAAGGCAAGGACTTTACTTTGTATATCTTCCCCTAGTCGATAGTTATCTTTAATTGTCCATACCTTACAGCCCTTCGTCATACAGATATTCAAGATTTCCATAATCATAAAAAGATTACGTCCAAGACGTGAAAGTTCACTACAGATGATAATATCATCTTTGCATACTTTACGCAGTAAACGTCCAAGCTGTCGTTTTGTGTAATTTTTCGTTCCACTGATAGTTTCTTCTATCCAATCGTCAATTGTTAACTCATTAATTTTACAGAAATTACTTATCTCAAAACGTTGGTTTTCTACAGTTTGTTTATCACTGCTTACTCTAATGTATCCGTAAATCATAGCTTATCATCATAAATTGCAACTTTCAATCCGCCTCTCACTAATTTTTCAAGATTTCTACTTAAATCTTGCATGTGAAATCTAATGACTGATATATCTTCATCATTAACTATTCTTGTTAAAGCATTGATGTGTAAAACCCCTGAAGCACGTTTAGCATCTTCTCTATACAGTTCGTAGTAATTATCTATTCGTAATAGAATGATTTTATCGGGGTATATATTTTTCAAATTATCGAATAGTTCTATCATTTAATTTCTCCTTTCATTCGTTGTAACACATCTTTGTTGGCTTCGAGTATTTCATCGAAAGAGGGGATGGGCATCCAGTGGGTAACACCACCATCATAAGCAGATAAATCTTGTCCTGTATAAAATTTACCTCCACAGTAAAACAGAACACGATATTTATAACATCTGCCTGCAACAAACACCCATCCGCTATCTTCCGGCAACCGTTCTTCTACTCTTATCCAAGGCGACTTAACCTTAGCATACTCCACATCCGTAGATTCCTTTTGAAGATGCCCGTCTGCTGTTTTTGTTGTATGTTTCATGGTAATATTTTATTTATTCTATTAACAGCCTTATCAAATTCTTTATTAAATTCATTTATATTAATTTCCTCGCCAAGAGTATGAACGTATGTATAATAGTGGGGATTAATTTTAAATACTCCGTCCTTATCGGTTTGGAATGTCACCACTATGCAGCTTGATAAGACTTTATCGTTTTTCATTCCACCCATGTATATATCGTTTGGGGTTATAGATATAATTTTA